GGGGAACCGTAACCAGTAGTTTATGCCTTCGGGGTAAACAATTTTAAAAAACTTGCTTAATTTAAGGAGAAAAATCATGGTAGATTTATACCGTTCCCTATTACCTACGACCGTAGGTTTCGACAGACTCTTTTCAACCATTAATGAATTTGACCATTTATTAACAGAAGGAAAGAAATACACTCAAAGTTATCCTCCATATAATATTATTAAAACCGATGACACCAATTATTCAATCGAAATTGCTGTTGCGGGTTTCAAGCGTGAAGAATTGGATATATCATTTGAAAATAGCAAATTGATTGTAACAGGAAAAACATTTGACGTGGCTGAAAAAGAATACCTACACAAAGGTATTGGCACTAGAGATTTCACTCACAATTTTAGATTATCTGATTCCATTATAATTAAATCTGCTGACATTGTGGATGGGTTATTGGTTATATCTTTGGTCAATATTATTCCAGAAGAAAAGAAACCACGTAAAATTTTGATAGGTAATTAAGTTCAGGCGGGAGAAATCCCGCTTGACATTATATAATGTTTGATATATAATACATATTATAAAAATTAGTCAATAACAAATATTAAATTAAATGTGCTTGACAAATTATTATTATTGTAGTATAATTGTTTTATGAAATGCGGTGTGTAATAGTACGACTTTGAGTTCCCCTCTTTGTTATCTGTGCAAAGCAGACCACCGCTCCAGTTCCGCGGATTTAGTTTAGTGGCAAAACTGTAGGTTTCCAACCTTCTGTCCTCAGTTCGATTCTGAGAATCCGCTCCATATAAAAGATAATATGAAACATCCAGAACGTGACAATTTGTGGTGGTTTATGCGAATAGTAGAAATGGTCACCTGTGTTCACATTATGGCCAACTTTTGGCTAACACATTTTACGAAGTGAAGACTTATGCAGAAAATCAAAGAAAAATACGAACAGAAGTGTAGCGCAGTATGTGATATCAATGAACATATTCCAACACTCCACAAATACTCATTAGGATGTGAACATATCACAGAAATGGGTACCAGAGAAATTACCAGTACATGGGCCTTTCTAGGTGCAAAGCCTAAGAAATTTGTTGGTATAGATGTCTATGTTTCACCAAATTTACCAGAAGCTAAACAATTAGCAGAAGAAAACGGTATTGAGTTTGTGTTCCTACACCAAAGTACATTAGAAGATGGTTTCGTAATTGAACCAACCGATTTCTTGTTTATTGACACCGCCCATACGTATGCTCAGTTATCACAAGAACTAGCAAGACACGCCGGCCAAGTAAAGAAATATATTGGATTCCATGATACAACAACTTATGGTTTTGTGAACGAACCTCCTTATAAAGAGAACGAACACATTGAAGCCGCTGTTGGTCCAAACGCACCAACAGGTTTGAGACCAGCTATTACTGAGTTTGTTCAAGCACATCCAGAATGGAAAATCATTGATGTATATGAGAACAATAATGGATTAACAATCATGGAACGTAAAGGATTATAAATGACAGAACAAGTTAAATGTGGATGTGGCCGCAGTGTCACCGGTTTTTGTGATGGAAGTCATAAGTTAACCAATGAGCAATACCAAACAAAATTACGTGAACAACTTATTAAAGAACAAAACAATCAAGTATTTTTAGCTGAAGACACAAGGGATTAATTATGAATATCAAGCCGTTACACAAAAATGTTATTATTGAACGACAAGAAAAAGATTTAACAACCGAATCTGGAATCATTTTACAAACTTCCGATGAAGCTGATAAATCAACCGTTATTGCTATTGGCACAGATGTTGAGTATGTTGTAGTTAATGATGTTGTTTTGGTTAATTGGAACAAAGCAACCAAGATTGATGGCAAGCAATATAAAATTAATGAAGAAGACATTATTGCAGTTTTTGAAGATTAATTCTGTCCTGTTAGCTCAGCTGGATAGAGCACCGCCCTTCTAAGGCGGTGGCCGGTGGTTCGAATCCACCACGGGACACCAAGTTTTGGAGGAGCGGCGAAGTAGGAGAGTCGCAGCGGACTGTAAATCCGTTCTCACTGGGTGAATAGGTTCGATTCCTATCTCCTCCACCATTATTATATTATGAATAAATTATTTCTATTACTTATATTGATAGTATCAAACAATTGTTTTGCTAAACCGGTTACGGCTAAATCTTACATTGTTACCGATAATACAGGTGATGTCATCTTAGAAAAGAATTCGGATGTTGTTAGGTCGATTGCTAGTATCACTAAAATGATGACGGTGATGGTCGTCTTAGATGCAAACCAAGATTTAGATGAAGAGTTGCCTATTGTGTTTAAAGGCAATAGTTATCTACATAGTAAATTACCTCGTTCAGTTAAAACCTTAACACGCCACGAATTAATATACCTTGCAATGGTTAAGAGTGACAATCTTGCAGCTCACACTTTATGTGTAAATTATCCATTTGGTTTAAATAGATGTATTGCTGAAATGAACCATAAAGCGTTTGTTCTAGGAATGAACAGTACACATTATGAAGACTCAACTGGTTTAAGTTCCAATAATGTTAGTACCGCCAGAGATTTGGTTAAATTAATATTAGCATCACAAGATTATCCACATTTGATGGATGCGGGCAGTAAACCAAGTGTGAGTATTAAAGTGAAGAAAAGATGGTGGCAATTTGGTAATACAAATCCTCTTGTAAAGAATTCAGACAAGGTGATTATCAGTAAAACAGGATACATTGGTGCGAGCGGTGGTTGTCTTGCTATGATGCTAGATACAAACTTAGGTCAACGTGTGATTGTATTACTTGGTAGTAGAAATACTCACACACGTTTCCCCGAAGCTCAAAAAATTGCTGTCACGGTTTCACATAACGATATAGAAACTACTTACTAGTAGCTCTATAAGTTCCATCCCAATTATCTGGTTTGCCTTCTTCCATACGTTCTATCATATTAGCATAATATTGGCGAACTTCTACTGGGCCATCGGCTTTCAATTGTTTAGCTAAGAATATAGCACCTTCCCATTCACCATCATAATAAGCTTTTAAATATTTCTTATGAAGTTTATAATGTTCGGGTTGATAAGTAGCAAGAGTGAATATTTTAACACCTTCAGTTTTACCTTTGACTGCAATACAATCCAATTCAGCAACCGGGTAATCATCTTTAATTTGTTCCGCTGTTAGTTCACCCAATACCATCTTAACGCCATATGGTTTTGATTGGCCTTCTAACCTAGAAGCAAGGTTAACCGAGTCTCCGAGACAAGTGTAATCAAAACGTTGATTAGAACCCATATTGCCAACCACAACAGTGCCTGTGTTAATCCCAAGTCCCATACCGAATGGCGGAACACCTTCCGCAGTAATCTCTTTATTGAAAGCATCTAAACTCTCCATCATTTCTAAAGCGGTCTTAACCGCCATCTTGGCATGATTTGGCTCATCTAGTGGTGCATTCCAAAATGCCATTTGAGCATCACCAATATACTTATCTAGTGTGCCGTTGTTTTCTATAATCTTAGCAGTCATTGCTGTCATATAGCGATTCATAATCTTTGTAAGACCTTGTACATCTTTACCATAGTGTTCTGATATCGTAGTAAATCCACGGACATCAGTAAACATAATAGAGAGTTCACGTGAATCGCCACCCAACTGCAATAACTCTGGATTCTTTTGTAACTTCTCAACTAAAGCTGGACTTAAATATGTTCCAAACTGTTTCTTAATTTGTAACTTCTGATTTAACTCAGTGATAAACTTAACGGTATATACATGCAAATAAACAATACCCAAAGTAATGATAGGGTACACACAATCCAAAAGATACGAATGGCTAGTGAAAGCATACTTACTGCCAAAATACAAGCCAAAAAGAATCCCACCAAAAATAATAAATCCATATTTCCACCTTGCTAAGAATATAGCTATAATTGAAAGTAATATAATGCCTATAATTTCAGCACCGTCAGCCCAATCGGGTCGTTCTATATTTATACCATTAGCAATAGTTCCAATTACTGAAGCCATAACATCTTGTGGCCATACTGGTCCCGCCGGTGTGGCTAATGGATTAGCAATACCTGCGGCTGAAGTGCCAACAATAACTATAGCACTACCAAAATCTTTAGGTAAATCTACAGCTGAAACTGAGTTTGTTTTTTGAGACCAATCAACCCATACTCTACCAAGTGAATCAGTGGAGATTGGACCAAATGCAGGTAACCTCATCTTCTCAACTCCACCTTCAAATAGTTTTACTTGAACAGTGGAATCACCTGAAGCAACACGTAAAGTTTCTAATGCAAGGTTAGGATATATTTTACCGTTAGACATGACTAATAGTGGTAATCTACGGTTAACCCCATCAATTTCAGGTAATGTATTGGTTATGCCGACACCAGCTGCAGCATTTTCTAATTCTGGAATATTAGCAATAATACCAGGATATTGAACTATTCGGTCCATGTAATCAGAATTAATGATTGCTGTACCTGGAACTTTTGGATTGTTTTTGTTTTTATTAGAAGGTGTGTTAGAAATAACAATTGGGTGATTTTTCATCACAGATGATAAAGCTGAATCACCACCTTGGCGGTCACTTTCGGGCATTAGCACATTGAAAACTACAAGACCGGCATTTCGTTTATATAAATCTTCAATCAAGTTAGCATAGATATCCCGTTTAAATGGCCATTGTCCATATTTGTCCAATGTTTTTTCATCTATATTAACTGTGTAAATATTATTTGTTGTTGGTGCTTTGGACGTAATAACGGTATCAAAATACCGAAGTCTTACGGATTCAACAAAAGACGGGTCGACAATTCTAATACTTATTAATAACGCTAAAGTGACTAGTGATAACCATGGGCTTAATAAAATCTTACTTATTAATTTTTTCATGTTGGTCCTCATTTTGATTGTTTAATGAAAATTACATTTGTTGTTTCATCTTGATTTTGTAAATCCACTTTAATACCATCTTGTATGATGGTCATATTATATCCTCTGTCTTTATTAATCAATATTGTAACATCGTGTGTGGTTGTTCTTACGATTTGCCAATAAGTATTTTTATCAAACACATATACTTTATTCGAAGAATTGTACCCAGCAGCAAATGATGTAAGTAAAAATTCATCAAGAGCATTGGTCAATAGGTCTTCATTCAATTTATTAATATCGAGTTCATCAAAGCTAGCGTATGGGTCAACCCATACTTTTATATCCAAAGCATTCTTATCCAATTCCGAATAAGATAAAGCATCCTTAGTTCTAGTTTCTTCTATTAATTGTTTTAATACTTCTTTCGGTGGTTTGACGATTAACATATTGTCAATCATTGATTCGCTTAAATTTAATATAGCGGGTCTAGATGGTTTGGTTTCTGAATTGGTTGTAAATGTTGCTTCGAATGGTTTATTTAGTACAACAATACCTGCCGCAGTTAGAACTTCAATTGACCCAACTGAACCGTCTACATTTGGTAATAAAATAATAAGAGATTGGCCTATTTCATCTACCGTCATGGTAAATGCAGTACCACGAACCGCAACTGTGGCGGTTGGTGTATTAATAGCTACATTCTTATTGTTTTCATGAGCAATATTACCCGAAGCATATCGAACAGTACCTAACGCCACTTTAAGTGCTAGTTTGCCCGCACCTTTAGATTTGGGGTCATATACAAAGTCATCGATTGTTAATTTGGAATGTTCGGTTACTCGAACTTTGGTGTCATCTTGGAATGTGATGCCAACAACGCCATTGCCGGTTGAAATATTATCCATAGATTCGATGCCGACATTTAAGCCGGCATCTATCTTGGACTTTTTACGTTGAATCTCGCCTAATCCTTTTTCTTCGGTAATTTTACCGATTGCAGCCAAAGAATTAGTGCTGAGTAATAGAAGTAGTAGTACCAGAACCCGTAACATTAACAGTCACACTATTTGGATTGGTTACACCATTTTGAAGTACGGTCAATGTATTACTATCACCTATTACACTTGATTTGATATTATGACCACCGGTTAAAGCTGTTCCGTTTGCACCAATCTGAGTTGTTGTGTATGTATTTGAATCTCCAGTAATTGTGAACTCGTTGATTGTATTTTTACTGTTGATATTGTTTGTCAATGAATTTGAACCACCTGTAAGTGTGGTTGACAAATTGTAATTTCCAGAATCATTTGTAACACCAATATTCAAAGTGGTTGTATTGTTATCACCAGTAATCGATTGAATTAATGAGCCCGAACTTGTTCCCATGTTACCCATGTTAAGAACTGAGGTATTTGTATTACCATCTTGTGTGATATTTGCAGTCGAATTGCCGCCAATAAAATTACCAGTAATAGAGTTGTTCATACCATTTTGGTCAATAGTTAAACTCATGCTATTGCCATCAATAGCAAATGAAGTACCTGTTGACGTATTGGTATCACCAACGTTATTATTGGAACCCGTTTGTGTTATACTTATTGATGATTGGTCGGCATTGGTTTGGTCTATGTAAACCGAATTGCCCCCTGTGTCTGCCATTGCACTGCCTACTAATAACAAAGCCATCACAAAAGTGATTAGCTTACTGTTCATTCTGTTACTCCTTATTGTTTAAATTGCCAGATGCCCTTTTTTTCGCCTTGAATTATCATTTCTTCAACAGCTGATTGAATAGCTGCTTTTAAAGCATATACACCCGGTTCATTGCTTGTTACACCAAACTCATTTTCAAAACTTTTTGTGCCGCTATCATAAAATTTAAATACTGCTACAGATTCAGCCACACTTAGTATCTTTTTTTCAGAATTAACTGTCAATAAAACTTCACCAGTACTTACACTGACAACCCGAATGCTCACAGTTACCAAGTCTTCCTGATATTGTGTATTCGGACCAATCCCAAGATATCTGATACCAAAACCACCAGTTTTAACATTGGAGTCATATGAAACTATTGCGCCTTCAATTAACATGCCTGCATATAACACAGTTCTCAACGGTGTCACATCTTTCACTTCTTCACGAGCAGACCTAATTAATTGTCTTTCTTTTAATAAATTATCTAAATTTACTCTTTCTACTATTCTAAACCATTTTCCATCACCGACATCTTGTAATGATTTAATCAATAATGTCTCACCACCTTGTGTTACGGCCGATGACAATTTAGCTATATTTCCGCCATCTTTTCTTTGCCCTGTTTTGTCCGTGAATGAATATACACCAACAACGATTTTACCGTTAGCCGGCTCTGATAATTTTCTTTTCACGGGTTCGGTAATTGGTTGCGGTTGGTCCTGTTGAAATTTTACAGGTACACCAACACAACTAGTTAAACATAACAATAAAAATAATACTAATATTTTCATGTTAAAACTTTAATTGCCCAATAGGAATTTCCACTTGGGTTATATTGCCGTTGGGGTCAGTGACAGTCAATGAAACCATATCTGTCGTTTTTACATATTGAATGGTATTGCCCTCAATTTCCACCGTACCACTATTTTGAGGATTTTCACCAAATAGATTATTAACCAATTGTGTTGATAGTTGAGCGTAAACCCTACTCTCAAAATTGTTTAAAAATTTCTGTAGATTTGTGTTCTTAGCAAGCGCCGCAGCTTCTTTAGCATCTGTTAATCTTTTATCATCTATTGCTTTTTTGCGAGATGTTTCTGTATTTTCTAATGTTTGGACATGTGAAGAATAACCAATCCCACTAAATGAAGGTGATTTGAAACTATAATCTAATTGAGCAGCATTAACATTGCTTG